AGACCATATCAGTTCTGTAATCTTACTGAAGTCGTGGTTAGAGCTACAGATACATATGATAGCCTTGCACGTAAGGTCAAGTTGGCAACGATTCTTGGCACTATTCAGTCTTCCTTCACTAAGTTCCCATATCTGCGAAAAGTGTGGCAACGAAATACCGAAGAAGAACGACTGTTGGGTGTGTCGCTCACTGGAATAATGGATAACCCATTACTAACATCTAAAAACAAAGGATTGGATAAGACTCTTGAACACCTTCGTAGCGTTGCTGTCTCTACTAATGCTGAATGGGCTGACCGTCTTGGTATACCTCGTTCTACTGCGATTACATGCGTTAAGCCTTCGGGAACGGTATCACAACTGGTGGATAGTGCCTCTGGCATACATGCTCGCCACAGTCCCTATTATATCCGCACTGTGCGTGGTGACAATAAAGATCCCTTAACGCAGTTTATGAAAGACAAAGGGATACCTAATGAACCTGAAGAGTATAGACCAGATCAGACAACAGTGTTTAGTTTCCCTTTTAAATCACCTGAAGGAGCTGTTACGAGAAACGATATGAGCGCCATAGAACAGTTAGATACTTGGTTGATATATCAAAGGTCATGGTGTGAGCATAAGCCTAGCGTAACGATATCAGTACGTGACCATGAGTGGCTGGAAGTAGGTGCCTTTGTCTATAAGCACTTTGATGAAATGTCAGGTGTTTCCTTTTTACCACACATAGATCATAGTTATATACAAGCACCTTACCAAGATTGTTCAGAGTATGAGTATACAGAACTTTTATTAAAAATGCCAAAGGCTATTGACTGGTCTGAGTTATCGGAGTATGAACAAGAAGACAACACCGCAGGTAGTCAAACACTGGCTTGCTCTGGTGACTCATGTGAAATCGTAGACCTAGTATAAGGAATAACAATGTACACCATCATCACTCGTGACCAATGTAACTTCTGTGATTCAGCCAAGACCCTGTTGAAAGGAGCAGGGCAAGGCTACACAGAGTATAACGTACAAAGCCCTAGCTCTAGGTGGGTGCTTACCTTGTTAAAGCAAGCAGGACGTAAGACAGTACCGCAGATCTTTTCATCGGATGGGACATACATTGGAGGGTACTCTGAGTTAAAGAACCTGATTGGTGAGAAGGAAGGTGCATTAGAATGAGTGCTGTAAGGAAACCGTTTAACCGTGCAATGTACGAGGCATACGATACACCAGCCCGTGATGCTTTAGTCTCCTACTTAGAGGCTAAGGGTCACACAATCATCAACAACGAAGAGAACTATAATGTTGATGTTGTTTCCCAGAAGAAAGGCTACACATACTTCAATGAGGTAGAGGTTAAGACTGCATGGAAGGCAGACTGGCCTACTCACTGGACAGAGATTCGTATACCTGAACGTAAGCAACGTCTACTCGACAAGCATGAGGGTGTCAACGGAGTGCTTAACTTCTATGTGTTTCGTCCTGACTACAAGCAGGCATGGCGTATTAAAGACACACAACTTACCAAGGAGAGCCTTAAGGGTGCGAAGGGTAGGTACATTGCTAAAGGTGAACAGTTCTTTCACATCCCTTACATTGAAGCGGAGCTAATCAAACTATGAATAATGTAGAACCCCTTACTAAGCCCTCAAAGACACGGCGTAAGACAAACTACAAGGGGGCTAACGCAAAGAAAACATCTGGGCTAGTGCCTAGAACTGACAAGCAAAAGGAGTTCATTAATGCCCTATCATCTTCGTCTCAAGTATTTGTTCTTGGTCCGGCTGGAACAGGTAAGACTTACGTTACGGCAACGGTGGCATCGGATCTGTACACGACTAAAACGATTGATCGAATAGTCATCACTCGTCCCCATGTTGCAGTAGGTAAGGAGCTAGGGTTTCTTAAGGGTGACCTGACAGAGAAGACTATGCCTTGGGCCTTACCTGTCTTAGACGTACTGGAGAAACACCTTGGTAAAGGAACAGTCGAGACAGGTATCAAGAATGGTAACATTGAGATGGCACCTCTTGCACTTATGCGTGGGCGTAGCTTCGATAATGCCTTCATAATCGTAGATGAGACACAGAACATCACCACTCACGAGCTTAAGATGCTACTGACTAGGGTAGGTGAGGGTTCAACCATTGTACTCAACGGTGATGTCCAACAGTCAGACTTGAAAGAGGCTGATGGTTTGTCTAAGGTTATTCACCTAGCCAAGAAACACATGCTGCCTGTACCCATTATAGAGTTTGGTGTTGATGACATTGTCAGGAGTGACATCTGTGCTCAGTGGGTAAAGATCTTCATGAAAGAAAACATCTGAACAAAAAGGAACCCCCTTGGAATTCTCCTTGGGGGTTTACCTCATTTCTTTTTCATGACTTTCTTTGTCTTCTTCTTGACAACTTCTTCCTTAGCCTTCTTAGTGTAAGGCTTCTTCTTACCTTTTGAGTATGGCATTTAAACACTCTCCCCTACTTTAAAACAATTAGGTCTCGCATAGATCCCGTTACTTATCAGTGTCCTAGCCATGTTAACAGCATCTAGTTCACACTCCTCTTGGGTATACCATAGGTTACTTTCGTTACCCATAACAATACAAGAGGAAGCCTCTAGTGTCTGACAAGCTAGGACTACAGCTAACCACATTACCACTTCACCTTGTTAGCCCAGTACGCAGCTGACATCTTACCTTTGGCAATGTTCTTTGCATGACGGGCTTTGAA